GTAGCAAGATCACCAACCCAATCAGTACCAGTCATCCTAGAACTAGGATGTGGTTGAAGATGAGGGCGAGCAGGGTCAAACTCTACGCCAGGTGGGAGATACTGAGGTTGCTTTGGTTTCTCCAGAGGTGCTGGAACCTTTACTGGTGGTTTTGCAGGAACCTTAGTGGGATCCTCGACAGGAACCTCTGTAGGGGTCTCTTCTGGTTTGCCTACTACTGGTTTAGGAATTAAAGGAGTAACTGGTGTTGCAACAGGTTCCTTTACTGGTTCCTTTACTGGTTCAGAAACAGGAGCTTCCGTTGCTGGTTGCTTTACAGGTTCCTTTACTGGTTGTTTTACTCTATCCTTTCTTCTCTTCTTTCTTCTTTTTCTATCCTCTTCATCTTCCTCTTTCTTTTCTTCAATAGGAGGAGACTTGACTACTACAAGTTTCTTCTGGACATGATGAACACTGATGAAAAACCTTGGACGGCTTCTCAAGTAATCAATATATTCTTTCTGATTGTCAAGATAGGTTTTAAATGACTTAGTAAAACTCTGGAGATCCATTTGATCGATCATAATACGATCCTCCTACCAGTTTTGACTCCATGAGATATAGGATCAAAATAAGAAATATCAGAGTCGTACTTAACCTTCTCAATGATGTTCTGAATAGGAATAGTCTGCCCTGGAATTACAATGGGAACAAAGGAAAAACTATTCTCTTCAATAGCATCCATCGATTCTTGATCTCTTTTTTCTGGAGGAAGATTTAATTGATCAACATCCCTCTCAATTGGTTGTGATTCTGGTGGCGGAGCAGCAGAAAGGTTCATACTGGTATTGCCACCAGAAGGACCACCAGTGCCACCGTTAGGTTCTGGTTTAATTTTCTCTAAGAGATCATACCATTTGTCTTTTGAAATTGGATTACCATTCACATCATAATACTTAACTACTGGAACCCCAAGAAGATTAGCACCCTGCTGAATTGTACCAACACCAGCGATTCTGTGCATGTATCCAATAAGATCCTTAAATTCACCCTTCTCCATACGAGTGATATTTTCTTCTATACTCTTCCACTGAGATGGAGTAAGTCTTGCTCCTGGTTTTGGTTTTTCTTTTAGTGCCTCAATCTGTTTTGCTTCTAGTTCACCAGAAGCTAATTGTTTTACATATGCATTATACTTCGCAACCCTGTCATCATATCCGTTAATTTGACTTGGATCGGTTGCACCAGGGTAGTTAATTGCAGCAGAGTGAGCGAACACATTATCCCAACCACCACCCTCTCTAGCAACTCTAGGGCGAACTGTAGATTTCCAATATGCAACAGCAATCTTAGCAGCAAGTTCACCGTCCATCGCTAAATCTGGATTGTTGATTAGATCAACTCCAAACATATCACCATACTTTTTATAGTTATAGTCGTGAGTTAGTTGAATATATCCTCTACCATGATATTTTGCAGGATACGTATTACCTTTAGCATCAGTCCAAGGACCTCCACCACCGTAATGGGATGCACCACCAGAAAGTTCTCTCCTAAACTGGAAGTTGCCAGTTTCATGACTCAACTGAGCAAGGAAAGCGGCAAGTTCTTTACCTTCAATACCCTCTTCTTTTGCAACTCTCAGAAGAGGTCCCTCACCAAAGTCTCCTGTTCCCATGTCATTGACATTTCCAATCACACTAGGATTAGTAACTTGTGCTCTTACAGGACCGCCACCGAGCAAAGAAGAAACTAAACCCACACCTGCGTTTAATACAATATCAACACCAGTCTTAATTTTTCCATATCCACCAACAGCACCAGGAATAGCAGGTTTAATCTTCTCGATGCCAAATATCCCCTTCATCTTAGCAATTTTACCCTTTAACGCTAACATTGCGGTTGAGGTGGGTAAAATGCTCATCAACGAAGATGCCGCACCAATCATAACAGATCCGATTGGTTTGAATACAGAATCAATAAGTATCTTTCCAATTTCTTCGAATGGGATCAACCATTCGGGTATTCCTGTTTCTGCAATGACGGACTTAGTGGCAGATTTGATAACACCACCTTCTTCCAGACCAAATGCATCAGTGGCAAAATCAGTAACACCACTAGCAACACCAGAACCAATAAAACCACCAGCAATGGCACCAATAGCTCCACCAATAACGGCACCTGGAACGGCACCAACTCCACCAAACATAAGTCCAATGCTAGCACCAAGAGTAGCACCTTGACTTGCTCCGAAGGATGCTCCAGCAATTCCTCCAACAACACTCGCAGTTGTTCCTAAGGTTGCCTTTGTTAGACTCTGACCAGATTCTATACGACTTGAAAATTCTAAACCAGCGGTTATAGTATTTAAAATTGCATTACTTCTACCAAAGAGTCTCGCAGCTTGAGGTGGAACTTTAACTTTAGGAAGTTCAGGAAGTTTAAACCTAGATGGTTTAGCAGGACCACGCTTAATATCAGCGAGACGTTGACTTGAAGTTCTTCTGTCTTTACCTACTCGCTGTCCCTTCTTTGGTTTCTTTGGTTTTTTGAAATATGTGCCTTTAAAAGGATCTTTTACTAACTCCTCTGCTGGAGATACATATGGAGATTTCTTTGTGCCAACTGCAGAATAAGAGGTAATGAAGAAATATCTTTTTCTACCTTCCCTAAGATACTCAACATATTCCTTTTCGGTATCTAAAAAAGAGCCCAAGAACTCTCCGAAACTAGCGGCAGGTGCAACTAGAGCAGAAAGTTCGATTGGGGTGTCTTTTGCCATTACCTTCTACGACGCCTTTCTTCTTCTATACGGTCTCTTTCATCCTGTAGATATGCAGCAAGTAGATTCACGTATACGTCCCTTTCCCAAGGAATCATATTTTCAATGTCGGTCAAGCTATATTTATGGTGCTGGACCAAGGCGAAGTTAGTTTTATAGAAAGTCATAAGACTTTCTTGGAAAAGGGCTATGCGAAAAAATTTGCAAGACCCTGAATAGTGATGTCGTTATTTACTTGAGTGTTTGGATTCTTCACTTTAAATGTATGCCTCAATGCTGGCATAGTATTGAAGAACTCTTGAATCTTCTCAAATTGGTGGTTTGTCATCGTTTCCACCCACTCTTTCGCCTCTTCAGAAGAAAAATCATCGGTGAGATCTTCACCAACAAAAACCTTATCGATACAGGAAGCAACCAGTTCGTATGGATCTGGAGTTTCTGGACTAAAGTTTACTTGAGCAAAATAATCGAAGTTTGGATACTTCATAACCAGAAGAGTGTTGTCATCCAGTTTGATTTCTTTCTTATGACCCTTAGGGAAATCTACCTTGATGTCATCAATAAGAATAGAAACACTAATCTCTGTCTCACCGTCGTCTGGGCAGACAATATTCATGGTGATCTGTTCTTCAACCGATCTCGCTCTCATGTTGAGGAAGATGTACTCAATGTCAAACAGAGCAAGACTGTCTACTTTGAATCCAGGTGTGACAATGCAGTTCTCAAAGATTTGAATGATTGCATCTAAAATTTGTCTATCATCTTGAGTCTCTAGAGCAATTAACAGGATCTTCTGCTCTTTGACTAAAAAAGGACGATATTTGATTTTCTTTTTTGACGAAGGCACCACCAACTCGTAAATTGGTGTTGAAATAGTTGGTAATGGCATAACAATCTATAGATGTTCAGTGTGATTATTTATTATTGGAAATTTCTCCCAAGACGCTTGGCGCGAGCAAGTGCAACTGCCTCTCTTGCACCAAGAGGTCTTTGACCTCTTGGTGTTCTACCTGCATTTTCAGATTCAGATGCAACTGTTTCTGCTCTTTCCTCGGCGGCACTTTCAGTAACAGCACTAGGAGAAATGTTAGTTTTAGAATACTCATAGTATAAACTAACACTCACTTTGACAAGTCCATTTTGACTTGCCTGAGACATAGGAATAGATGCTATTGTATATGGCCAAGCCTTTACAAGAGTGACAGAATAAGGAGTTTTATATTTGCCCGCAGATGCCTTGAATTTTTCCATTTTTGTGATTGTTAGATCACATGTATATTGATCATAATATCTTAGCACAGAATTCTCTCTGACTCTGGTATTTGCAGGGTCATAGATGTCAGGAGACATACTAACGTTACCAATCCAGTCAATCCAACCTCTAAAGAAGCGGTATGGCAAAGCAGTAGCGTCACAGATAAACGTAAGGTCCATTTCGTTATAGATCTTAGCGCCTGCTGACTTAATCGCAATTCCTTTTCTTGGCATTCTAACTTCAGAGTTCTGGAAGGTAATACCAGGAATCTGAATTTCATTATTCAGGTAGTTCAAAAACCTGAATTCATTGTCCCATACAATATTCAGTCCCTTCATGTACTCTTTAATGCCTGCATCAGTCGGGGCAACATCAAAGGAATACAGAACAGGAGTCGATGGTCCACCCCTTTTACTGACAATCTCAGAGATAAAACTGTTAATTGATACAGGACTAGACATAAATACCCTTTATGGGGTGACCTTATTTATTTATGGCGTCGTACAAGGGAAAGTACAAACCAACTCACTATCGTAAGTACAAAGGAGATCCCACAAACATCATTTATAGATCTTTGTGGGAAAGGAAGTTCATGTACTACTGCGATCATAATGAAATGGTCCTACAGTGGTCCAGCGAAGAGTTTGTAATACCATACAAATCTCCTGTAGATGGAAGATGGCATAGATACTTCCCCGATTTTTGGATGAAAGTTAAACAAACAGATGGAAGTACCAAAACATATCTAGTTGAGGTTAAACCAAAGAAACAGGTCGATGGTCCAAAACCTCAAAAGAGAGTTACCAAAAAATACCTAACGGAGGTAGCGACCTATGCCATCAATCAAGCGAAATGGAAAGCAGCAGAAGAATTCTGCAGGGACAGGATTTGGGAGTTCAAAATCATCACAGAAGTCGAACTCCAAGTTTGATGAGTTACTTAAGCAATATAAAGGAAAAGCAATATCTAAAACAGAACTGCGATTAGAGGTCTTCATGATCCTCGATGAAGCAGGTGTAGGAAAAGGAAGTAGCGTAAAAGTCGGAAATTACTACTTCTTCGAATATGATCCAAAATACAGATCAATCCTAAAAGAGTGGGATCGATATCCACTAATCAAAGTAATAGAACAAAAAGGAAACATCCTTGGGGCAAACTTACACTACATTTCCCCAAAAGAGAGATTGTCGTTTCTAAATAATAAAAACAGAGCTGTCCCCAAACAGACACTACACTATTATATTCCTAGAAATAGGGAAACAAACTTTTACGAATTGACTGAGGCAGACGTAACAGTTTTAAGTCAACTACCACTGGACAAATTCTACAGGAATAGATAATGCCCCAATCCGCTCCCGCACCACTACAATCAATTCAATATCCTGGGAATATAATCAGTGCTCCATATGCATCATATTTGGAGATTGAAAGACTTGAGTACAAGTCTGGATTAGCGAAAGCTAAGGGTGCAACTGAAACCTTGTTGACCAGTAATCTTGCTGGTGCTTTAGGTACAATCGGACAACTAACATCAGCAATATACAACCAACCTGGAAATAATCAACCAAATAGTCAGTTGGGTAATGCGATTGTAGCAATCCAAAACCAAAAAAGAGTGTTGACTTATGGTGGAACTGGGGTAAAAGCAAAAGGAATCAGAACCCAAATTGAAGCTGGAAATATTGATGATATTCCAGATAGATTATTTGAAGGTGTAACATTATCGGATGGAACACCAGTCACAAAAGCATTCTTAAAAGCTCAACTACAAAAAGCAAAAAATAATAGCAATTCAAAAAACCAAAAATTAAATATTGCACTTCCAAACGAAATGCAGTTTGGTTATGGCGCAAGTTGGAATAACACTTTCAAAATTGGAACCCTTGCCCAAGCATTTGCTAGTTCAGGAGGACTTGCTAAAACTGTAGGTGCAGCTGCCGTTGGTGCTGGGGTTGGAGCATTTTTAGCAAAAATCAAACAAGGCGCTGCAGCAAATCCCAATGCTGCGCTTCTTAGTGGTGCTGCAACGGGAGCTGCAGCAGCATTAGATCCATTTAAAATCAATAGCAGTCTAAATCCAACAGATCCAAAGGGTCTAGCTAATCTTGCTGGACTTGCTGGTATGGCACCAAACGAAAATGCTGTTCAATTCTTCAGTAATATTGAATTCAGAGAGTTTGATTTTACATTTGAGATTTTTGCTTCTGGATTAAATGAATCAAAGAAAGCAGAGCAAATTGTACAATTCTTCAAAGAAGGAATGCACCCATCTGCTCCTGCTGGTACAGGTGTACTAAAGTTCCCAGACGTTTACCTCATTACACCCATGTTTGTTCCTGCAGGACCAGATGGGTTTGCTAAAAAACCACAACCTCACAGATTACTACCAAAATCAAAGAGTTGTGCTGTAACAAACGTAAGAGTCAATGTGACTCCAATGAATAGCGTCCAAACAACCTACGATGGTGTATTTCCTCTGGTAACGATCAACGTAACCTTCAAGGAACTGACAGCACTGGTAAGAGAAGACTTAGCAAACGGATACTGATGACACTACTATCTAATTTACCTGATGTTTTCTATAACATCAATCCAACCTCCACAAATCCAAAAATGATTCTGAGTAAGAATTTTTGGAGAAGAGCAGAGATCTTGGCAAATTACAAGGCATCAATTTCTCTCTTTGACGAATATATCGTTCAAAATGGAGAAACACCCGAAAGCATTGCAACCAACCTCTATGATAATCCATTCTACGGGTGGACTATTCTTCTTGCCAACGATATTGTAAATTATCACGATCAGTGGGCAAGATCCGCTTCTGCTTTGAATGAATATGTAATGTCCAAGTATGCAAATCCATATGCAGTCAAGCAGTACGAAACGACTGAAGTGACTGATGAGAATGGCAAGGTACTTCTGAAGGCAGGATTAGTTGTCCCATCTACATATACCCTCTCATACACAACCACAGCTGGATTCCCAATTACAGTTTCCCCAATCACTTCGGTTACTTATTATCAGTACGAAGAAAGGTTGAATGATGAGAAAGAAAAAATTCAACTAATCAAGACAGATTTGATTGAAGATTTCGTAGATGCGTACTATGCGGTTCTGAGGAGAGCTGGTGGTGCTCAACTCGCTATCACCAACGACGACATCAAACTCTAAAAAACCTACAGACAAAAAAATACCCCGAATTTTTTTTCGGGGTTTTTGGTAACTAAAAAGTCGATTTCGCTGGAGGAGATGGTATATCGTTCCAGTGTCTCACTACTCCTGCAATAATGAAAACATTAGTGATGAGATAAGTGAGAAATATAATAGTCCGTAGACTAGCAATGACATCTGATTCTTTGTCATCTTTACTTGCTTTCTCTCCGATTGCTTTCGCCCACCAGCGCCATATCGTCTTTGTCTTCATCAATCATCAGCAGCAAGTTTGGCGAAGTAAGACATGGTGTCATCTTCGTCCTCTTGAGGAGCAGCAGCGGACCTGAAGGAGGGAGTGAACGAAGGTTCAGAACGCTCTTGAGGTTCTTCATCGAAGGACTCATCCTCGACCACACGGCGCGAGACAGTGTTGGTAAGGACGCTGTTCAGGCGATCCTTCAGTTCTTCGTAGGTCTTGAACTGATCATCAGCAGTGAAGGCAGCGAGGCTGTACTCTTGATTGTAGATGGACTCCAACTTGTCATCCTTGAGACCACCCAGGACAGACGGGCGATCAAACTCAGACTTGTCGTAGTTCCAGTAACCTGCAACGTTGGTGATCTTCAGTTTGAAGTCAGCACCCTTCCAGAGATCAAAGGGATTCACAGGTTCTTCATCCTCGAAGGCAGGTTGCATTGCTTCCATGATCTTGTCGAAGATCTTCTTACCATAACGGTAGAGGAAGACGCGACCCTCATTCTCAGGATGAGCACTATCCTTCACAACATAGATGTTGCTGTAGTAGTTCAGTTTACGCTTCTGCTTACGTGCAGTCTCTTTGTCTGCATCGATGCCAGAGTTCCACAGTTCCCTGTTCAGGTCAGAAACGGGATCCTTCTTGCCCAAAGTCGTCAAGGAGTTCTCGATATACCAACCACCAGGACCCTGGAAGGCATGACTCCAAACTTGTGCCCAGGGCAGGTCTTCGCCCTCGGGTGCAGGGAGGAAGCGGATGACCGCATAACCGTTACCTGCTTTGTCTACCTCAGGTTTCCAAAGACGATCATCGGGACCGCCCTTGGTCTCAGTTTTGTTCAAGGTTTCTGCCTTAGCGAGAAGGTCAGCAAAACTGGACTGTTTGAGGGATGCAAATGACATTTCGTATTCTCCGTATTGTTGGTGTACTTGTTGTATTGAGTACCCTGTAAGGGTAGCATCTTATTTAGGGGATGTCAAGCTTGTTGATCATGGTTTTCACGTCAGATTTGAGTTTCTCATAGAACTGAGCGTTCACATCAGCAGGGTTCATACCGAGCATCGATGCTGCTTGACGGATCTGACTCATAAACTCCCTCGACTGCTCATCATCGCACAAAGAGAGGCGCATGAACATAGTTTGCTGCAGGTCGATAAGTTCCATCATCTTTTCAAGCTGTACTTTCTTCTGACTTGCAGTGAGGAGGAGTCCCATCTTGTTGATCTCGATATAGAGATCCTGCATTCTTTTTAGTTCACCTTGGACTACCTCAGACTCAAAAAACTTGTTCATAGAAATTCTCTCTGGATGATCTTCTTATATTTAAGCATATCGATCTGTAAAAAGGGTTCGTATTTCTTCACCCTATTCTTTAGGGGTTTCCACACTATATCATCGTTTATCTGCAAGTGATCCATAAAACCAAAGAGTTTATGGAAGATAGTAAGAGTCTCCAGGGTAATTAAACTACCCAGGTATGACTTTACTATCGTAGGGTGTACACCCTTGACCTTAAAGAGTTCATCGAAGTTTTCGGTGAGGTTATAGAGTTTACCAACATCCTCCCTGAAGATGTAAGAAAGAGATTCCATCTTTCGTACAAACTCAGAATAATTTTCGGCACCCTCTCTCACCAGAGTTGCTGGGTAAACTTTGTCACGCACAACCATATTTGCAACAAAGAAATCTCGCAGTTCAACCTCATTGAACGTGCGAGATAATTTTACAAAGAAATACTTGTCAGGTCTCTTATCAAAAGAGGCAGGAGAAGCCTTTGCTGCATTGCCGTATTTAAAGTAGTCAAATGAGTCAGAAGTGAAGTGAAGTTTCAAAGAAAGATACATTTTATAGACTTCAATTCCAGTCACAATGACAGATACCCCCTCGATGTTTTCTTCATAAAGTTAAGACGTTGAGCATCATACTTCAACTTCTCTTTGAGTGGTTTGGAAACAAGTTTGTTGACTGTTTCAATCTCAATGTTCTTGTCTTCACAGAACTGAACCACTGCTTCAATGTAATTTAACTTGGACTCTTTTACAATCCTTTCAATCTCAAGGGAGAACTTGGCAGATGTCATGAAGTTTTCTTCGAAGACATCATCAATTTTACCAGTCTCCATGTTCTTCTCTATATGCGTCGATGTACTCTTTAAGTTTTCGAGTATACTTAAGCTTGTCATAAATTTCAAATACCTGAGGTTCCCCAGTTTCACATGCGATAATCGTGACGAGTTTCTTGACCTTAAGTCCAGTTAACTCTTGGAACATTATAGCATAAGCACACTCTTGTGCAAAATAATCCTGAATCCAGTCTTCCTTCTTCAACTTAGTCGAAGTTTTGAAGTCGATGATAGCAAGTTCACCTTTGAACTCGGCAATACAATCAACTCGACCAGCAAGACGAAGCATCTTTGAAAACAATGGTGCTTCTAATGCATGTATATTATTAATACTATCTATATGGGGTTTAATCTGGTGAAATAACCCCATGGATAGCACGTCATCCTTATACTTGCTAATGTCCTGGTTGGAAAGATAAAGTTCAGCAAGTTTGTGCGTCTTATTACCACGAGTCGATGCACGTTTGGAGACACGGTTCGCCTCCTCCTCACCGACGCGCTTGCGCCACTGCATAATACTTTTCTTCTTACTATGTCCAATCACAGTAGTGACCGAGGGGAAGTTCTCGCCATCTACGGCATAGGTTCTTCCCTTCTCGGTCGTCTCTGCTATCAGATCACGAAAGTTGTGTGTGTTTAGATGATTAAAAGCCAAGATTCATTTTACTAATAAGGTATGATTTAACGAGTCCAGAACGTACAATATCTTGAACGCCAAACTCGACAGAAGAGAACTCCTCCATGTCATCGATGATCTTCATGAAGTCTAACACACCATTCTTCTCATAGGTCTTGATCAGGTCAGTCTGAGCAGCATCACCAGCGAAGATTACCTTCGAGTTGACACCGACACGAGTGATGATCGAATCAAGTTCGTGGAAGTTAAGGTTCTGACATTCATCGATCAGAATGATGGCATTGTCAATGGTCGTGCCACGAATGAACGAGGTGGACCAGAAAGAGATAGTCTCTTGTGCCTTCAGGTTTGCATACAGCATTTCAAACGAAGGATCATCAGGCATCTTGAACATGTACTTAACCATGTTCTTGTATGGAATCTGATACAGGTTTGACTTGTCGTCATGGTCACCAGGAAGGAACCCGATCTCTCGTGTGGGAACGAGAGACCTTACAATATACAGTTTATCATACGGAGACTTTTCGTCAAGGATCTCCTTGAGTGCAAGGTAAATTGCTACAAAAGATTTACCAGTTCCAGCACAACCATATAGATAAAGGTTCTTCCCCTTGTCATATTCCTCAAACACTTTCTCCTGGGTAGGAGTCATTGGTTTGATGTCAATTAAGTGTTCAGTCGAAATAGGTTTTCTTCTCATTTGTCTAGCGGATAGACCGACCATCGATGGTTGCTTTTTGGATTTTACTGGCATAGGTTTAGATAGAATCGAAACGTGCGTAAGGGTGATGCTTCTTCACATTATTTAAGCGGTCTTTGAAACCTTGTGGCAGTTTATTCTGCCAGTCACCTACTCCACTGACCGCAGATCCGACGCCTGCGTTCCAGTCTTTATCCCAGTCGGGATTGTCTTTCCTCCACTGTTCATACTCAGCAAGAGGCATGAAGAGTTCTTGTGTCTCTCCAGTCTTCATGTTTTTTACGGGATAGCAAGCCATTAATCAATCCTCAAACTTGGTTGAATACTATCACATCCACAGTCGTCGTCTGGGCAAGTCCACTCTAGTGCTTTGGCAACGGTAGGGAACTTACAGATAAAGACACGACGACACTCCTCTGCAATGTCCATGTGCTCCTTTTGCGTACCGTTAGCAGTCCTCAACTGAATGTAATGAATCCAAGAACGGCAAGATCCACTCATGTAAATACGAGTAGGGCTAGCAAGAGGAAGGACAAACCTAGCGCATTCTTTAGCAACACCCTGAGAGATGAGCTGATTATATAGGTCCATGCCCTCCTTAAAATATTGAGCGATTCTCCCCTGTAGAAAAGCCCTAGTTTCGGGACCGAGATCGTCAATTGAGTTCTGCCTATTTTTTGTATCTTGCCTCCGAAGATCTGGAATGGGTATTTCGTTACCCAATAAGTTAGTGTCGGCATAGCGTTGTGAAAACTCTTGAAATGTGAAGCTCCTGTGTCTCAAGATTTGAGCCGCGATTCCACGGGTGGTTTCAATTTCTAAAGTCATGAAAGACTGCTCAAATACCGACCAATGTTGGTGCTGCACACAGTATTTAAGAAGTCCTGCGAAAGATGGGTTCTCCTGGTTGTTTGGGTTGCTTACTCTGGCGACATACGCCATCGTTTTTTCAGCGTCAGGAGTAATAGAAACAAGTTTTACGTTCATTGATTTATCACTAAGTTTGCTTCCCGATGTACAGAGAGGCAAAGGAGCTTCAAGAACATTACTATTTATAAGTTAGTATGCTCGAACAAAGCATCAAACAACTCATCAGCGAGTTGTTCTAGGTCCTCTGGAGTGTCTCGGGTGAAGTTAAAGTCATTGCGCTCTGATTCAAAGAGCGCATCAACTTCTTTCTCTATCTCTTGTTTGAGATCAACCTCGGTTTCCCCATTCGATTTTGGGGAATGCTTCTGCGACGACATTTTGAGTAATTCGGTATTTGTCTTGGAGTTTTTTGTTACATGCAAGAACAAGCATCTCTGCTTCGTCTTTATGTAGACCCTCTAAGAGTTGCAGATAGAGTTGCTCACGCTTCATGCGAGTGATGGAAGCATCTCCACCCTTGAAGAAGCGATAGAGCCCACGATACTCTTGAGTCATGCGAGTGTGCTCTGTCCCTGCAGGGGCATCGTTAGGTGTGTATGGTACGTCACCTTCGGGCAAGAGACATTCAAGTGACTCGTCAAAGTTGACGATAAGAATTGCCCGAAGACCATCGTTATTGTACTCTCGCAGCAGGTCTACTTTCTCTGCCTTGGTCTTTGCAGAAGAAACCTTTTGCAAGATTTCGGTAAGCAATGCATCATTAGGTAATTTTCTGGGTGCCATGTCAGTTCAAAGTTTTGTGTATAGTATATCAGTAATCATCCTCCTCGTCAAGTAGGTCGTCTTCATCCACAAATCTGACTGCCAGTAACTCTTCATTGATATACTGACCTTCATCATCAAAAAATTCTGGATGAACCGTGCCACCACTCTTAGCGTAGATGGATGCATCGACCGTCTCTTTGTAGATCCAACCGACAATTCCTCCAATAGCGAGGAACATAACCATCCCTACGGATGAGAAGAAGAGAATAACGTTAGTTTCCATTTTGCTTCCTACGGTCTATGTTTATCTTAACACGTACCGACCATTTATGGACGTGGAAGGTACGATCAAACCAACTTGGTGGTTCTTCCTCTACCCTCCTGCCCCGTGGGAGCATAACCTCTATTCCTTTATTTATTGATGGTTCTTCTCTTCTTTCTCTTTCCTTTCTCGATCTCGTATGCCCACGCATCTTGAAGAATCCCATACAAATAATTCCTGGCTTTCCTTGCCTCTGGTTTGTTCATTTCTGGATAAGCTTCTCTTAATTCAGGATGTCCGCCCTCAAGATAGAGATCCAAGTCATCAACAGTTTGAGAAATATTAGCAGCAGTAGAGCTGTTAATAAACTCAGTAGTTTGATGCTTGGTGTACTTATTTTCCTTTAGGAAGTCATACATCTTAAAGTTATAACGATGCTTGAGAATGCAATCGTCAATAACTTGTTCGACCATTTCAAAAAGCAAGGTAGTTTCCATTAGATAATGTTGTTTTCTCGGAGGTATTTAACAGACTCAGTACATCCACCGAGTTTGTGATCTCCAATTAGGACTTGAGGGAAGGTAGATCCTTCCCCAAACTGAGCATAGAACTCTTCGCGGTCAAAGTCAACCCCTAATTCATGGACAGTGAAATTTAGTTTAGCAAGAGACAGAACTCTCTTAATCTTATCACAGAAGGGGCACCCTGCCTTAGAGTAAACAGTAAAATTCATGTTAGTTTTGTACTTTGTTTTTCTTACGAACTCGTTTAAGTTCTTTGAGTTCTGCTTTGATTTGTTGATATGCGGTCTCACTATCAATCTTATCGCCCATCTCCAGGGCAATAATGATATCAGTACGAGTTCCAAAGTGTTGGAGTGCTCGTTCGAATGTGTCTAGATCTTCATACATAAAAACCTCAGGGGCAAAAAATTACCCGAAAATTTTTTTCGACTTTCGGGTAACTAGTTATTCAATTTTAATATTACTAATCAAACTTGTCAAGAATTCTTTCGCAATGTTCTGTGTTCTTTTTACAGAAGGCAGTCACATAAGATTCCACATCTACTTCCATTGTATAGTGTGCATGAAGATGAATCATTTGTATCACCGTCAATGATCCTAGAGTCAAAGCAAGAAAGTGACAGATGGGACTGCTTACACAGCAGCGTAGATTCTTTTTAAAGTCCATCAGAAGCGATACTTAGTACCAACCTCGACCTTCCAGTCAGTCTTGTTGCTGACCTGGATTGCCTCTGCCTTTACTTTAGCAGAGAGTTGCTTGGTCAGTTTGAGACCAGTGCCAATTTCAGCAGAAGCAAGACCTTTAGAAGCGCCACCATCAGGGGTCTTGGCACCACCACCAACCTCAACATAAGGGCTAGCGATACCAAGTTTCCAGTCATAACCAACACGAGCTTGGTTCACTGCTTCTTTATAGTTATCATCACTGAACTTAAATTCAGATTTGGTCATGACGTAGGGACCAGCAAGGGCAGGTGCCGCCATCATGGGAACTGCCAGAGCGGCAAGAGCGAATGCTTTCATTTGTTTTTCCTTTGAATAGGTTTACATGTCTCAGAAAAAAGAGACCTCTACAGTTTAGCAGAGGTCTCGGGTTTTGTAGTTAAGGGTTAGTTAACAGATCAGAAGGCGAACTTCAGACCAGCCTTGGTGCCGTAGGAACGGTCAACACCAGCAACGCCACTGCCAACGAAGGAGACTTCGCCGTAAGCAGACAGTTGCTCGGTCAGACCAGCAGAGATACCTGCCTTGCCCGAAGGAACGGTGTCAGAAGCACCGCCGTCAGGAGCAACGATGGTAGCGCCGCCTTGGACATACCAACCAGCGGATTCGCCCAGAGCACCTTCGTAACCGACATGGGTGTCGATGTTGGTGCCGCTGTAGTT